ACGTTAATATAAATGTGAGGCAAAGCTACGCGGAGCCATTCTGGGTTACGCCCACACCGTAAACAACTTTTGAGGATTTTTAGTCATGGCGACTCTTCGCTCTGACATCATCATCCCTGAGGTATTTACGCCTTACGTTATCGAGCAAACCACCCAGCGTGATGCCTTTTTGGCTTCTGGTGTGGTGCAGCCGATGGCTGAGCTGAATGCCACCGAGGGCGGTGATTTTGTCAATGTTCCTTTCTGGAAAGCAAATCTTTCTGGTGACTTTGAAGTTCTGTCTGACAGTGCTTCACTGACTCCTGGCAAGATCACTGCTGACAAGCAAGTTGGTGTGATCCTGCACCGTGGTCGTGCATTTGAAGCGCGTGACCTGGCAGCACTTGCTGCTGGTTCTGATCCTATGGCTGCCATTGGTGCCAAGATCGCTGATTACATCGCTAACCAGCGTCAAAAGGATCTGCTGTCTTGCCTCGGCGGTATCTTTGGTGCTGTCGGTTCTGACAACGCTTCCGCTTCTTTCCAGGCACTCACCATTGATGGTGGTGGATCTGGTGAGACTGCATTGTCTCCCCGTCACGTTGCTGAAGCCCGTGCTGTACTGGGTGATCAAGGCGACAAGCTTTCTGCCATTTGTATGCACAGCAATGTGTACTACGACTTGGTTGAGCGTCGTGCGATTGATTTCATCTACGACAACACTGGCGCTGCTGACTCTGACGCAACTCAGGGTTCAACTGCAAACGCATTCGGCAACGTTTCCGTTCCGACCTTCATGGGTCTGCGCGTGATCGTTTCTGATGATGTGCAGCAAAGCGGCTCTTCTCCTAACAAGAAGTTTGCCGTTTACTTCTTCACCGAAGGCGCTGTTGCTTCTGGCGAACAGCTTGCACTGCAGACTGAAACCGATCGTGACATTCTCGCCAAGAGCGATGCAATGTCCATCGACCTTCACTACTGCTATCACCCTGTTGGTGCTAAGTGGGCCGTGACCACCACGAACCCAACTCGCGCACAACTTGAGACCATCGGCAACTGGTCGAAGGTGTACGAAACCAAGAACATTGGTATCGTGCGTGCGACTGTCACCTCTAACTTCGATTGAGGAGGTAACTAATCATGGCTTCTATCTTTGAACTAGGTGACATCCCTGGCGGTCTTCTGCCAGCGCAGATGAAACTTGCAGAGCCTACTGACACTGCAACCCTGAGCGCAGCTAACAGCTACAACGCCATTGTGCGTGGTGTGCCTACTGCTGCTGCTACTTACACCACTGCTACTGCTGCCGCTATCGTTGCCGCTATTGGCGGTGATTGTGCTGTTGGCACCACCTTTATGGTGGTTGTGCTGAATGCTTCGGCTGGTGCTTACACCATCACCGTTGCTGGTGGTACTGACGTTACCGTCAGTGGTGTTGCCACTGTTGCTCAGAATGCTTCCAAGATCTTCCTTGGTCGCGTCACTAATGTGACCTCTGGTTCTGAAGCGATCACCCTGTATGGTCTGGGTTCTACTGCTTCTGCGGTTGCCTGATTATGGGTTTGTTCGCTTTTCGGCGACTGCGTGAACGTGAGGCTACTGCTTCGGCAGTGGCCTCTCTTTCTAATGCTGAGCCGACATCAACCAAAAATACCAGTGCAAAGCCAAGGCGACGCGGTAGAGTAAAACAGTTATCGCAGTCAAAAGACAGTGGGGAAGCCGAGGCCGATTGAAGAATTTATTGGTCAGCGCCACGGGAAACTCGTAATCATTGGCGAAGGCGAGCGTTATAGGACATACAAACCAAATGGTCACGTCAAAGCAGTAATTAGAAAATTCATCTGCAAATGTGACTGCGGCGCAACAGTTGAAGTGATGTCAACTAATTTGCGCGGGAAAAACCGAGGTTGCGGCTGCGGGAGAGTTAAACATGGTTATGGAGTTGGCTGGCCAAGAGGATACAATCCTGATCAGAAACACAAAGCACCTTGGTACGTGCTTTGGAAAAGTGCTAGGGATAGGGCAAAAAACAAAAACATAGACTTTACGATTACACCACAAAATGTTTACGATGCAATGGTTGATGTGTGCCCAGTTTTAGGGCATCAACTGGAGGCGTCTGACAAATGCTATTGGGACAACTCGCCAAGCCTTGATCGAATCAATTCGTCCAAAGGTTATACGCCAGACAATATATGGGTGATTTCGGCGCGAGCAAATAGGATCAAGTCGGACGCTACACTGGAAGAGTTAAAACAGCTTGTGGCGGCATTGGAGGCAAGACATGGCCATTGTCCTTAACGCCACGATTGGAGATGCTAATGCCAACACTTACTTAACCCTCAGTGATGCCAATGACATCATCGATGGTTTGGTTGAAGATTCTGATGTGACTGCATGGGCTTCAGCTACTGACGATCAAAAGAATCGTGCGCTTTACACTGCCGCACAACGTCTTGATCGTGAACGTTATTTAGGCGCAAGGGTCACTGACACGCAGGCATTGCAATGGCCGCGCACTGGTGTTCGCAAGCCTGACACCTACATCAACACCTATGCTGTTGGTTTTCCGTTCAGGATTACAACTGATTATTTCACTGACACGGAAATACCCGATCAAGTCAAGAAAGCTCAAGCAATCCTTGCTGTCTACCTGAACAACAACAAAGACGGCATTGGCCTTAGCGGCTTGGAGGATTACAAGAACGTCAAGATTGGCAGCCTTGATGTAACGCCTGACAAGTCTGGTGCTGTTGGTGCAGATCGTATTCCACCGATCATCGAACGATATTTGACAGGGCTTAGAATTAGTGGACCAGGCAACATTGCTGTGAAACGGAGCTGATCACATGCCTTACGAAACTTCTATTGATCCGTCTTACAGCATTGGCGGCGATTTTATTAACACCACTGATGCGCAGACTGGTCGTTGGCGTCGAATCGTCATCTTAAAGAACAACACCAGCTTCAGTGCATTGACCGTTCATAACTGGACAGGCAATAGCCTTGTAGGTGAAGGTTTGCCAGCAGGCTTTGAAATTCAAGGCGTCTTCACTGCATTCACCCTGAACAACGGTGGTGCTGTCATCGCTTACCACATCTGATCATGACGAAGCTAACCGGCGGCCACGCACCAGTTGATTACACCATCGGCGCTGAGGTCATTAATGACACAGCTGCTCATACTGGTCAATTCTCGTATATCGCCTTTTATGAAGGCAGCACTATTACCGAAATCCTCAGCGAAAACATCACCGACAACAATTTTGCTGGTGCAACTGTTGATGCAAGCACTGCTCTTGAGGGTTACTTCACCAGCATCCGGCTACAGAATGGTGCTTGTATTGCCTACAAGATCTGATGGCCCTAGCTGATTCGCTGCGGAAGGTTGCCAATAAAGCCATCGGCAAATTTGGCGGCGATGTCACGATTCAATCTGTCTCACTTGGGTCTTACAATCCGACAACAGGAACAGCAACTGAAACGATCACCACTGAAACTGTTAAAGGTGTGCTGGAAGATGTGAACGCATCTGAAGTGAATGACCTCGTGCGTGGTGATGACAAGAAACTAACCGTTGCAGCATCTGCGTTGTCTGCTGTTCCTGGTCTTGATGACAAGGTGGTCATCAGCAGCGTGACGCATCAAATTGTGCAGCTTGAAACGATTGAGCAGGCAAATCAGGCGATTGTTTATCAGTTGTTCTTGAGGGCTTGATGATGGCAAAAGAAATCAAGCTGTCGGAAATTGGTGACTACATGGAGGATCAAATCGAGCAGTTACTGCGTGTGACTGTGCTTGAAACTGACCGAAAAGCAAAAGAAGGGAGCCCAGTTGATACCGGCAGATTTCGCATTAGCTGGCAAGTTGGCGAAAACAGTGCAAACAGCACGCCAGCACCGGAAGGTGATTACAAAGGAACACCAGCACCACTGAAAGGATCAAATTATCAAGCCGGGCAAGAAAAGCTGGGCAACTATTACAGCATCCATAACAACTTGCCTTATGCAGAGCGTCTAGCAAATGGCTATAGCCCACAAGCAGATGCAGGCTGGATTGATCTTATCGGCAAGCAAATGCAAGCCTATGTACGATCACAATATGAAAAAATCAAGAGGCAAGGATAATGGCCGCAGCGGATCTAAACACAGTACGCGCAACGATTGAATCAAGGCTTGCCACTGAGCTTGCATCAAGCCCTGCAATCCCTGTTGTATTCAACAACGTCTCTTACGCGCCAACACCTAACTCATCGTGGGTGCAGTGCCTATTAAACTTTGGGGCTAATGAATACCTAAGTCAAGGGCTAACAACTGACTCTCAAAATAGAATTGTTGGCGTCATCGTCGTGAATATCTTCACGCCTGCTGGTGTTGGTTCTGGCGCTAACTATACGATCGGCAAGCGTATTCGTGATCTCTATAATCGAGTCATAGTGTCGGGGGTTTACTTCGATGCGCCAATCGGCCCTGAAGTTGTTGGAACCCCAGCACCTGAAGGCTATTTCCAAACACAGGTCCGTGTGACCTTTGAATTCATCGAGGAACTCTGACCATGGCAACCATTCGAGGTGAACAGGGAACTGTTCAGTTTGATGCAGCAGGCACCACTAATGCCACGATTGTTGGCACTCGCAGCTGGAGCCTGACCATCACTAAAGAAACACTAGATGCATTCCTTGAGGACGTTGTAACAACTAATGATCCTGCGGATGCAACGTTTGAGCTGTTTACCACTGGCACCACTAGCGGCAGTGATTCGGTGAGCTTTGCTGGCATCATCACTGACATGGAAATTACTTCCACTGTCGGTGAACTGGTTATTGTTAGCTGCAGCTTCATCACTAGCGGCACCATCACTTCTAACCTTGAGTGATGAATTTTTAGGCGCTTAGTGCTACTCTTGGCGGGTCATAGTTTGGCCCGCTTTTTTAATGGCACAGCAAAAGCGCACGGTAGATCTGCTTACTCAAGCGTTTGATCTTAATCAGCGCCGTAAGTTTGAAATGAAAAATGCAGACGGCCAAAAAGTTGTTGATCTGTATTTCAAGCCGATCACCCGCGCCGATCGTAAAAAAGCACAAAGCCTTGCTGGTACGGAAGAAGCATTGGATGTCAGCACACAGATGCTGTGTCAAATGGCTGAACTAGAAGATGGCACGAAGGCATTTGCCGCTGCTGATGCACCTAAGCTTCAGCGCCAGTTACCCGAAAGCGTGCTGGGACAGCTGGCTCTTCTTTGAGTTTTTTCTGGCCTGCGAATTGGGAATGACGGTTAGCAAGCTTCGCAATGAATTGACCGATGCGGAGCTTGTTCACTTTGCCGCTTACTTTGAGTTAAAAGGTGAGCGAGAGGAAAAGGCAATGGATCGCGCAAAAATGCGTCGGCGGTAAAATGCAAACATCGCTTGCGTGAGCCGTGGCAGTATCCAACATTGAGCTGAGGGTTGATAGCCGCAATGCTGTTAGGTCCCTGCAGGCTGTTAATGGAGCGACTGCCAAGGTTACAAGGTCTGTAAATGTTTTAGGCACTGCACTTAAGGCATTGCCTTTTATTGGTGTAGCAGACGCAGCCCGCAGATTTTTTCAAGGCTTTGCGGAAGCCGATAAGGCTGCAGCTGCAGTGAGAACGCTTGGTGTTAATTCTGAAAAGCTACAACGTCAGTTGCTTGCAGTAAGCAACGAAACAAAAGGGCTTGTAAGTCAAACACAGTTGCTTGAAGCATCTTATGACGTTGCTTCTGCAGGTTTTAACAATGCAGCATCTGCAGCAAACATCTTGAAGGCTGCAACGCTCGGTGCTGTAGGGGGCTTGTCAGATTTAAACACTGTTGCTGATGCAACGACATCCGTGCTCAATGCTTACGGCTTGTCATCTGAGAAAGCATCCAAGATTGTGGATGGATTCATCCAAACGCAAAATGATGGCAAAATTGTTGTTGCGCAATATGCTCAACAGATTGGTCGTGTAGCACCGATTGCTGCTGCCGCAGGTGTTGGTATTGAAGACTTGAATGCTGCAATATCTGCAGTCACTGCAACCGGTGTTCCTGTCGAATCAACCTTTGCTGGTCTTCGCCAAGCGATTGCAAGCGTCATTAAGCCAACCGAAGAGGCACGCAAGACATCAGAGCTGTTGGGTCTTGAATTCAGTTCGGCTGCAATCAAGACAAAAGGATTTGGCGGTTTCCTTGCAGACGTTATTGAAAAAACAGGTGGCAGTGAAGTTGCGCTGACCAAGCTGTTTGGCAGTGTCGAAGCAGTAGCGACGATTTTGCCGTTGGCTAATGATGGGTTGGAGAAATTCAACACAAGCCTAGACAACCAAAAAAATGCGGCTGGCGCTGCAGAAAAAGCAGCCGAAGATTTGGGTGGCACTGTATCTTCTCAGGTTGGTTCAATCATCAACAACATTGGCAATGTCGCTAGGGCGCTAGACACAGTTTTAGGACCTGCAATCAAAAGCGTCGTGACTGATGTAAATAATCTCATCAGTGCGTTTTCAACTGCAATCCAAAAATTCAACGACTTAATCACCGGTCGCCTTGAGCAAGCAAGTGCCAAATTTCAAGGCTTCAGCACCATTTTGATGGGCTCTGAATCCAGCCTGCGTGATGTAAAAAATGCCGTTGAAGCATTGAATCCGTCAGTCGCAGGTAGCACAGAAGAACTTGACCGAATGGAAGGTGCGCTGAATCGCGCTAGTGCTGCTGCTTTAAGGGTTGGGCCTAATGCAGCTGATGGAATGCGTCAGCTTGCAGAGCAAACGCAAGGCGCTGTGATGAAATTGCAAGAACTAATCAATAAGCGTCGTGAAGCTCTTGGCGAGCAAGGTGGGGATCAAGCAACACCAACAGGCCCTGACCCAGAGATTGCTGCTTTGCAAGCGAGAATCAACGCTCTCTTGGAGCAGTTAAATCAAAAAAGCACGACTAGCACCTCAACAGTTGATGAGCTTGCGCGACAAGTGCAGGGTGCTGCAGATTTAACGACACAGCTTGAAAGGCAAATTGAACTAACTAATGAAATCAGTGACGCAGGAGATCGCAGGCTGCAGCTTGGCTATGACATTGCTGATCTGGAAAAACAGTTTCCTGATTTAAAGGATGATGAAATCGACAAGCTTGAAGAGCTAATCAGAAAATTGTATTTAGCTCGTGAAGGAGAAATCGCAAGGGCTGATGCTGCAGATGCAGCTCGTAAAGCAGCAGAGGCTGCAAGAAAAGCAGAAGAGGCTGACCCTGGCTATCAAATGAAGCAGCAGTTAGAAGAGCTGCTAAAGCTTGAAAATCAAGTAGCTGCGGGCGCGACTGCTATTGGCAACGCATTCAGCAATTCGCTGAAAGCTGTTGTCACTGGCAGCAAGAGCGCTGATCAAGCTTTAGCTGACATGATGGCGTCGGTGGCCGAGCACTTCCTTGATATGGCGGCACAAATCATTGCTCAGCAGTTGGCAATGATTTTGTACGGCACAATCATGAAAGCGCTGGGCGTAGGTTTGTCTGGCGGCGGCAATATGGGCGGACAAAATTATTTTGACCCGAAAACAGGACTTGGCGTAGCTGGTCCTAACTTTGGACTGGCTGAGGGTGGTTTTGTTAGTAGCCCTTCAGTTGTCAGCTTTGCTGAAAAAGAACCTGAATATGCAATACCTGCTTCAAAAATGGGAGAGGCAATGACGCGTTACAGCGCAGGTGCTCGTGGTGATTCTGTTATCCCAGCAAGTGGTGGTGGCGGTGGTGATTATGGCGGTGCCATGGGTGGTGGAACGGTTGTTAATTACAACGGCCCAACCCTGAATTTCAACTCTGAAGATTATGTCCCAGCTTCTGCTGTTCCAGGCATCATTGATGAAGCTGCAAAACGCGGTGCTAAGGCAGGTGAGTCGCGTACATTCGCCAGCCTGCAAAATAGCCGTAGTCGGCGCAATCGTGTTGGTTTAAGCTCATGAGCGTTCAAGCCTTAACAACATTTCTGACGGTTTTCAAGCCTAACGGGCAAGTTGTTCACCGTTTTCAAAACAGCAAGGTTGGCGAGTCAATCCAGCTTGATGTTTATGACTTTCAGTACCTGTCGTTTATTTATCAGGGCGCAGCAAAAACCCGTACAGGCGACAACTTGGTTTCGTCCTTGGTGATGTCGGTTAATCCCATTTCTATGGGTTATGCATATGAGGCTGTTAGCAACAAATGGAACGTCAGGATGGACAGCTGCGTTATGAACCCCACGACGTTTGCGGTTTCCAAGACGCTTACAACTGAATTTTGGGTTGCGTCTTCGATGGGCTATGACACAACAACGGTTGAGATCGAACTGAGCAGCAGTCTTGATGCTGTGGGATTGATTTTGCCTAACCGGGTGTTCAATCGTACTTTGGTTGGCGAACTGCCTACCACCGGCAATATCCAGGCTTTATGACGCCCTATGACCTGATCGGTCGCGGGTACCGTTTAGGTGCAGACTTTGTTTCGCGACCAGAAGGCGATTGTTTAAGCCTTGCACGCGCTGTTTTGTCTCATTACGGTATTGAGACACCTACGCCCCAGCGCAGCTGGTACAGGCGTTTACGCAACGGCGACACAGCAGTATTTAGGGATGAATTAGAGCGTTGGGGTGAAGCGACAACTGACCTAAGATGTGGTGTAGTTGCTTTATGCCAAGCGGAGAACGGTTATGGCATGGCAGTTTGGTTTGAAGACGGATGGCTGAGCTTCGTAGGATCGGAGGTGAAATGGAGCCCCATCGGCGTCCTTCAGGTCGTCGAACGTTATTGCCAGCGGAAATAGATCTATGCGAAGCGGTTGGTCTTAGCGAGGAAGACTACTGGTTTTTTGTTGAATTAGCCGAGCAATATAACGGTGAGCGCAACGAAGCTTATGCGCATGTTCCAGATATTAGAAACGAGCCGACAACAATTGCGCTCGTTAGTCTTGGCATTAGTCTTCTTACAACAGCGGCTGCCTATCTTTTAGCGCCAAAGCCACAAAGTCCTGATACTGAGGAACGACCACGTAGTTTAAAGCTAGGTGGCGGTCGTGGTCAGGATCGTTTTGCTCAAACAGAAGGCTTTCAGGCTGTTCAAGAGTTAGCAGTTAGTGGTCAAACAATCCCTCTAGTCTTTGCCAATAGAAGGAACAACATTGGCGGTGTTCGCGTAAACGGTTCTCTTATTTGGTCGCAGATGGTAGCCGAAAAGGGCTATCAGCAGCTGCGTGCCATGTTTGCGTTTAGCGATGGCGTAACAGAAGGCATCCCAGACTACGAGGGCTTTGCGGTTGGTGACACACTGTTGCAAGGCTATACCTCTGAAAAGGTTGCACTTTATTGGCGACAGAACGGTGGTCGCTTACTTGAACCAGCAAATCGTGTTTCAGGCAGTAACGCACCAAATCTTCCTTATTCCGATGCGTTTTCTACTTACTTTGAAGGAGGCGGCCCTGATAACACTGGCGGAGTTGAGCCTTATTTTAGTGGAGCGACATTTACAACCACTCAAAGTAAGTTTGGTGCGTATGCGCCAATGTTCGGCAACACTTGCTATCGCCCGACACCAGAGCTGATCCTAATTCCAAAGGATGCCGACGAAGATTTTGCAGAAGACTTAAGGCAGAAGAGAAGATTGAATAGAGCCAAGTTTACGCAAGGATCATTCTTCAGGTCAATTATCAGCCCTGCCGGTGCGGAAACTATTGGCTTTAAAGGCACCCTTCCAAGGGATTACAGCATTATGTACCGCTTGACGACGTATGTTGAAGATAAAAACAAACCTGAGTACAGGCCGCATGAGCTTGGCTTTGTTAATTCAGCCACGGTTGCGGCACGAATTGCTGCAGACACGCAAATTTCTGAAGGAGAGCTATACCTTGTCGGCGACAAAGCTTTGGGCGTTTGTACTGAAATTCAAGCAACAGGCAACCCCTACGACCCTTGGGTTCCTTCAAAATACTCCAGTGATGTAATTACGCCAAGCGCGAATGGCAAGACATTTCTTTTTAAAATTACAGAATCCGGCAACGTTGACACTATTCCAAATACCGGTGGTGCTGCAGCGTCAGAAGTAAGTGCAGTTGCAAATCCGGACGATACCGCTTTCACTTATCCGCTTCAGCGAGCTGCAGTTGCCACCGTAAGTAATACCCGTCCATGTAGGGCGACTGAGCTGGTTATCAAGTCAAATGTTTGGAGGCAGATTTCAGGCTTCACTGATGTCACTGCGTGGCCGTCCGAAAAATTGATTGATAAATATCAAAAAAACAATGGCAGCATTCAACTTGGAGCGTTTAATAAATATGTGCGCCGCTTAAGCTTCTTCATGCTTGAGGTGCGACCGGCAGGAACCACAAACTGGATTGATGTTACTGGCAGTAAATACTTTTTTGTTGAAGGAAATACGCCAGTTGATCAATATCATTACATCCGGATTGATACTGGTGCTAAGGGAAATGTTGAGACTGAATTTCGCTTGCGTCCAGTGTCAGGAGTTGGCGCATTAGCCACGGCACAGGCAGGCGGTGGTGTTATGCGGAAGCTGCAATATGGCTTTGAAGCTCCTCCATATTTGGCAAACGGCTACATTGTCGTTTTTAACGGCAGAGAAGTAATCCTCGACGAAAGTTATGTAACCAATCCTGAGTTTATTCGCGCAAGCAGTAAGGAAAAAATAGAGACTCCAGGCGCTCTTGATAATGTAAACATTACACCCACACAGGTTGGAACGTTTGAAGTCCCTGGGACCTATGAATGGGTCAATGTAGAAGAGCGGTACAATACGACTCCTGGCACAAGAAATTTTGTAGCCAAGCAAATTAGTTATCTAACAACTGCACATAATGTCTGGGAATTTCGCTGGGATGATGTCAAGGTTGCAACGGGCTCTGAGAGTGATCACTCTGTAGAACCGCCTGAGTATGTAAACCCCACAAATCCAGACGGCACGGTAAATGCCTATGTTGCTTATCAATGGTTCCTCGCGACTCCTGGAGCTGAAAACGACACCATTGATGCTTATCCCTACAAAACTGTTTTTAGAAGCATTAGGCGATGGGAGTACAGGCAAAAGGCCGCAACTAACACGGAGCCAGTTGCTGCGCAAGTAACAGACGCCCTAAATGTAACCGTAGCAAATCCAGACGCTTCTGGTCTTAAGTTTTTTGTGCAACGTTGGGAGAACGATGCAGGTGAAGAGATAGGCTACAAATGGACTATTGACGCAACAAATCAAGGCACAGGATATACGCCGGGAGATTTCGTTGAAGTTCAGTGGGAGGATACGCCCGGCAATTTCCGATCAATCTACGGTGTGTCAATCACTGGAACGACAACAGTTGATGTCACAACGTTCGACCGTGACGCAAAAAATTACTCACAGTATGATGCGATCCAGGACGTTTCTGCCTTTGAAGGCGTCACTTCAAGCAACCAAAACGGACCTGAGCACGAAGTTGTAGCAATTAACGAAAAACTGGTTCAGCATCCTCCTGAATACAACTCCATGACGATTGGAGGATTGCGAATCAATTCTTCAAGTGAGTGGGCTAGCTTCAACAGCCTCTCTGCCTACATGCCAAAAGGCATTGTGCTTGAAAACCTTATTGATGGCAGTGCTCTTGCATCAAACTTGTTGCCTGACATTGTGTTCGGGATGATGACCAACACGGATTGGGGCGCAGGCAAAGTTCTTGGCTCACAACAAGTTGACAAGGACTCAATGAAAATTGCGTCTCAGTTCTGCAATGCAAATGACTTCACTTGGGACGGTGTAATTAGCGAACGAATCAACTTCCGCGACTGGGTGTTTAGGAACGCACAGTATGCACTGCTGGATGCAACGGTTGTTGGCGGTCGTTTTGCTTTGATTCCTGCCGTTCCATATACAACGACCTTTGGCATTGGCAATGATCTCAAGCCTGACATCAAAGCGTTGTTTACTGACGGCAACATGCGGGATATGAAGGTTTCATGGTTTGGGCCGAAAGAGCGTCAGTTGTTCCAAGCTGAAATGCTTTGGCGGCAAGAAACGCTGAATGGCTTTGCAAAAACAAGGCAATTCACAATGCGCTTGTCTGATGCAGAAGGTGGATCGGATAAAGACCCGGTAGAGACTTTTGACATGAGTGGTTTCTGTACTTCACAGCTTCATGCTGCTCGCTATGCGTACTACGCACTGCGCTTGCGACAGCAAGTTGATCATTCGATCACGTTCCAGACCACGCCACAAGCAGCGATGGGCTTAGCTGCTGGTGATTACTTCAAAGTCGCTAGCAACTCAACTCATACCAGCAGATTTAATAACGGTTCTATTGATAGCGAAGGCTATGTCACCAGTGTTGAGGATTTAGCAAACGGCAGCCATTCCGTGTATTTCTGGAACGTTGGCACGCACGGGGTGAGAGAAGGCACGATTGTCGTCAACGACGGCAGGGTTACTGACTCAGTCTTCTTCAACACGGTCTTTACCGTTGTCATGACAAGTGAGCAAAAGCGTGTCTACAAGCTCGAAGCGCTAACCTACGGAGAGGACGGATTGATCGAAATTTCAGGATCTCACATGCCATTGACCGACACTGGCACATTGAAGATCTTGGATTGGAATCCTGATGACTTTTTGGGTCTAGGAATCATTCTTTGACATGGCAGCCGTATCATTCCCAGATTTGAAGCCATCAAGCCGGAGATATAGCCCTGGGCAGTATCCGCAGACTGAATTTCAAGCGCAAAACGGCGCAAAAACCATTGTGCGTTATGGCAATCGCAGGTTTGATTCAAAGCTTGAATTGAGCTTTGCGAATATCTCTGATGCAGATGCCGCAAGCATTCTTGCCAATTACGAAGCAGTGAATGCTGACTGGGATTACGTTGTTTTCACTCAAAGCAACGGTGCCGCTGGCGCAGGAACTTCTCTTGCGGCTTACTTGCGTGAATCTGGTGGTTCTGGATTGAAGTGGCGTTATGACGGTCCACCGCAGGTAAATTCGGTGTATCCAGGCTTCAGCACAGTGAGTTGCTCGTTTGTCGGTGTGCTGGACGCTAGTTAGGATACGTTTGAGCGAGGTAAATCATGCCGTTTTACGCAGGCCAACAAGGCAAGCTCTATATCGACGGCAGCAGCACGCCTGCGGCAAAGGTAGTGAACTGGGCATTCACTTCAGCTCAAGCCATTCTTGACACAACAACGCTTGGCGATACAGACAGGACCGCTGTTTATGGTGTTCGCAGCTTAAGCGGCAGTTGTCGCTTGTACTATTACAAATTCACATCAGGCGCAACTACACAGAACGATTGCGCAAAGTTGATTGAAAAAATCCTCAAGACTTCAAGTGGCACCGAAGCTGGTGATGGTGAAAACGCTGCTTCTGATTCAGTAACTTTGCGTTTGTTTATTGATGACGGCACTTCTGCTGGCAAATACATAGACATTCCTGCGTTGATCACCAATGTCACCATGTCAATCAGTGTCGGAGAGATATTGGCGGCACAGATTAGTTTTGAATCAAATGGTGCGCCTCTAAGCGGAACCAACATTACGCAGGCAAGCTGATGGGCGTTTATTTAGGCACAGTCGGTCAAGTTGAGATTCGGCGTGAAGCTGGTCAGCAACTTTTGGTCACGCGGTTAGACCCAGAGGATGTAAACGTAACCCGCAAGCGGTTTAGCGTTGACTTCGCTCTAAGCTCTTTGATCACAGGCGATTACGTCTCGATTGCAACGCTAGATAAGTCGCCTCTGAAGCTAGTTTCTGGGCATCAAGATGATGCTCTCAATTACTACCCGGATTGGAGTGGTTACGTTCATGTGGATGACGTTGGTGGCCTTCGGCTATACAACACGTTTGCACATGCTTTGACCGGAGGAAGCACGAACGCTCTCACACTTGTGCAGCCGGATTCTGCCGTTGATGTCAGCTTTAAGACCGACGATCCGAAATTCAATCTTCTTGGACAAGTAAACAATTTTGAGCTAACAACTAGCCGCGATCAAGTAAACACTGATGTTCTTGGCACAGAATTTCATAGTTACTTTGAGGCTGGCCTAATTAGCGGCCAGGGCACATTGTCTTGTTTCTGGGAGCATACAAGAACAAGCGTGCAGTCTGACAGCGCAACCGATAGCGAGTTCTCATCGTATCTGGCCCGACTGCTTTTGCGATTGAAGCAAGGCGCTGCATTTGAGGGTCGGTTTTATATTTATTCGGGCGTAAACGGTGGTGATCCTATTTACTATCAGGCGGAATGCTTGGTGACAAGTTTTGCTGTAACAGTCCAAATTGATCAGGTTATTGAAACAAGGATTGAGTTTGTGGCAACTGGGCCAATCAGTTTGAGGCAGGGCTTTACGCCTGATGCGTTGCTGCAAGAGGACGGCAATAAGATTTTGCAGGAAGATGGCAATACTATTTTGTTGGACGATCCTGAGTAGACTGGGTTCGTCTGCGTTTACCGCTAGGGACAGGAGCCATGCCCGATCTAGAGATCAGCAATTTGCCCGCGCTAGCTGGTACGGGTCTTGCCGATGGCGATTCCCTTCCTGTTGTTGACGTATCCGCGTCTGAGACAAAGAAGATTACGACAAAGGACTTAGTTCAGTCCGGCATTGCTCTTGTTGATGATGCAAGCATTCCAGCAGCTAAGGTTGCTGCGCTTGGGTCTACACAGCTTGCTGCTGACAGCGTTGGTAGCTCTCAGCTTGCAAATGATTCTGTAGACAGCCCTGCAATTCAAGCAAGTGCTGTTACTGACGCCAAGATCGCGAGCGGCGTGAGCGGCTCCAAGTTGTCAGACGGCACAGTGACTGCAGCAAAGCTTGGTGCGGTAACTGATCGAGGTTTGGATCAGGTTGATGGGAACATTGGGCACACAAACGAAGTTACTGCTGGAACGGCGAATGGTATTACGTTCGATGCGCAGGGTCACATCACTGCAACAGGTGCGATTGCTGCAGCAGATTTACCTTTAGCGACGACAACTGCAGTTGGTGGTGTCATTGTTCCAACTGATGGCGGTTTAGAGGTTAGTGCTACTGGTGAAGTGCGTCATGAGCATGACGTAACTGCCGCTGTTGTTGCCAACATTAGTTTTGATGAGCACGGTCATATCAATTATGTGACCGAAATTCAGCCAGCTAATTTGCCTATTGCGGAAACTGCAGCTGTAGGCGGCGTTCAGATTCCCTCAGCAGGTGGTCTCAGTGTTGATGCTGCTGGTGCGGTAAGTCTCAGCACAAGCGGTGTGACCGCAGGTGATTACACGAAGGTTACTGTCGACACTTACGGTCGAACTACTTCTGGAACAACGCTTGCTGACACAGATATTCCGAACCTGCCTGCTAGCAAGATTACTACTGGCACTTTTGCCACTGCGCTTATTGCTGATGATGCAATTACGGCAGCAAAATTAGGCGATAAGTCCACAGCAACGATTGCAGAGACTACGCCTGCAGGCGGTGCGTTTATTGGTCAGACGCACCTTAACTCGCTGACTGGCGATTATTTCTTGTGGGACGGCAACGTTTGGCAGCCGATCGGCATCAGTGTTGGTGAAGTTGTACTTGCTGGAACGTATGACGCCAGCACCAACTTGATGGCAACGGTTACATCCGAAGGCACTGCGCTTGGTTTCACCGTAGGTTCTGCACTTCCAGCTGCTGCTGCAGCGAACAAAGGATATTACGTCGTTGTTAGTGAAGCAGGCACTGGAACGTCACCCGCTCCAACAGTTTCACTAAGTCCGCCTGACTTCATCCTTTCAACCGGTTCTGAATATACGGAAATTGACGTTTCCAGCACGGTTGTTGCGCAGGTTGCGTCAAACGTTTCGTTCTCGCCTGCTGGAGACATTTCAGCAACCAATGTGCAGGCTGCGATTGAAGAGCTTGACACTGAAAAGGTTGGTTCAGCAAGCCCAACGTTTACCGGCACAGTTGGCCTTGGCGCGAATGCAACGATTCAGTTTGAGGGCTCAACTGCCAACGATTTTGAAACGACGCTGACTGTCACCGATCCAACTGCTGACAATTCAATCGTTCTGCCGGATGTTTCTGGAACGGTGGTGACAACCGGTGATACGGGTTCTGTCACCAGCACGATGATTCTCGATGGCACGATTGCCAACGCTGACATCAGCAGCACAGCAGAAATTGCAGTTAGCAAGCTGGCGAATGGCACTGCCCGTCAACTGCTGCAAACTGACGCAGCTGGCACTGGGGTTGAGTTCACCAGCAATGTGGACATCCCTGGAACGCTGGACGTTACAGGTGCTGCGATCTTTGATTCAACTGTTGGAGTTACAGGCGCGGCAACGCTTAGCAGCACACTCGGTGTAACAGGTGCCGCAACGTTGAGTTCAACGCTTGGGGTTACTGGGGCGACAACGCTCAGCTCGACTTTGGGTGTTACTGGTGCGGCAACGTTCAGTTCAACTGCGTTGTTCACAGGTGCTGCAACGTTTAACAGCACGATTATTTTTGAAGGTTCAACCGCTGATGCAAATGAAACAACGCTGACAGTTACTGATCCAACAGCTGATCGGACGATTACGCTGCCTGATGCAACAACGACTGTTGCTGGTCTTGCTGTTGCTCAGAGCTTTACGAAAGCACAGCGTGGAACGCCTGTTTCGTTGACCGATGCAGCAACGATTGCTGTTGATCTGAGCTTGGGCAACAACTTTACGGTGACGCTTGCGGGCAACCGGACTTTAGGTGCTCCAACAAATGTGACTGCTGGTCAATCTGGCGTGATTGTGGTGACTCAGGACACGACTGGAAGCAGAACGCTTGCGTACAACTCGGTGTATAAGTTTGTTGGTGGAACGGCACCGACTCTGACGACAACGGCTAGTGCAGTTGATGTTCTTGCCTACTATGTGGAAAGTTCCAGCCGTATTACGGTTACTTCGCTGCTGAACGTCTCATGAGTATTCCTCAGTATTAAGCGCAGCTTGCGGTTTAACAATGATGACAGTCCTTATCTGGTATTCGATCCAGATACGCAAGGCACGCGCACAACGTGGACTTGGAGTGCGTGGGTTAAATTTTCATCAGCCGACAGAAAAGTTTTATTTGCGGGTGTAACTAACCAAATCAGCAGATATTTTTTTATTGAGCATGACGCCAACGGTCACCTTGACATATTTGATCTTACGTTTAGCACCACCAACTCACGGCTAAGAACTTCTAGGGAATTTACAGATTACAGTGCTTGGTATCATATCGTGTTTACATATGACACGACAAATTCAACTGCTGATGATCGGCATCGACTGTATGTAAACGGAGAGCAAATTGAAGACTTTCTAAATCGCACTAATCCAAACGCAAATCACTCCAGTCACGTCCTTTCACTTCATCCCCATTATCTAAGCGGTTACACCTCGACTGGTACTCTGCCGCATGATGGTTACATGGCTGAGGTGCATTTGATTGACGGTCAATCGCTGCAAGCGTCTGACTTCGGTGAATACGATGATAATAATGTTTGGCAGCCAAAAGAATATGAGGGAACGTATGGCACTCATGGTTGGCATCTAGATTTTTCAGACGCGACAAACACTACAACGATTGCTGAGGACTCAAGCGGTAACGGTAACGATTTCACAGCAAACAACATTTCTGTGACTGCTGGGTCAGGCAATGACTCTTTGTTTGATTCACCAAGTAATGGCACGCAATCAGATACTGGTGCTGGTGGAGAAGTAAATGGAAACTATGCGACGTTGAATCCTTTAGATGGCAGTCCAACGGGATTGTCTAATGGAAATTTAGATGCTGCTTCCGCTAATGCATATCCAACCATTATCCCTGGTTCCGGCCAGTGGTATTACGAGGTGAATGGTACTGGGTACACATGGGACGGTACTCGCGCAAACTTTACACCCAGAGCCGGGTCTCACAATTTTGGGCAGCGTGTATTTTCAGGGACTGCGCCAAGTGGTTACAAGTCCATCTGCACTGCCAATCTTCCCGATCCAACAATTGCTGATGGTTCAACGGCGATGGATGTTGCGCTCTATACGGGCAATAGCTCTACTCAAACGATTAGTGGCTTGAATTTTTCACCTGATTTGGTGTGGATTAAGAGCAGAAGCCAGACCCGTGATCATAAGCTTGTAGACAGTGTGCGAGGAGTTGGAGAAGAACTTGAACCCAATCAGACGACTGCTGAAGTAACAAACTCAGACGGCTTAACTGCTTTTAATTCTGATGGTTTCAGCTTAGGAGCTGACGCTGATTACAACATTGGTTCAGGCAACACTTATGTGGCCTGGGCATGGGACGCAGGCTCGTCAACTGTTAGCAACACAGATGGAAGCATCACTGCAAATGTAAGAGCCAATGCATCTACCGGGTGTTCTATTGTCAGCTTTACAGGCACAGGCGCAAACGCAACTGTGGGGCATGGCTTAAATGCTGCGCCTGGATTTATGATTATCAAAGATTTAGGTTCTGGGACAAGACCTTGGAATGTTTATCACAAAAGCATTACTGCAGAAAAGCGGCTCAAGCTTAATGACAACACCGCCGCAGGTGATCTTGCGTCAATTTTTAACGACACTGAACCAACATCTAGCGTGTTTTCGCTCGGTGCTGCTCTTGCTATAAATGCCTCAGGTAGTGACATAATTGCTTACTGCTTTGCACCTGTTGAGGGTTATAGCGCGTTTGGTAGTTACACCGGCAATGGAAATTCTGACGGTCCGTTTGTGTACACCGGGTTTAGACCTCAATATATTTTGACAAAAATCACTTCTGGTACTGGAGACTGGTTCATCTGGGACGATCAAAGACCTGGACACAATCTTACAAATGGAATACTTAATGCAAGTTACAACGGTGCTGAATATGGAACCACTGGCAGCAACGGTGTAGATATTTTGTCCAATGGTTTTAAAATTAGAGGAAATGCAACTTGGTGGAATTCCTCTAGCGCAACCTACGTTTACGTCGCTTTTGCTGCACATCCATTCAAAACCGCCCGTGCGCGGTAATCTTTAATCATCGCCATCACGGTCATGTTCACTGTCAGCGGCAAAACCGTTAAATACGATCAAGCCTGGACGCATCCTGACACTGGTGTTCAGTATCCAGCCAACTGGTTGCGGCTAGCCACCGCAGCTGAGAAAGAAGCTGTTGGCCTCGTTGAAGTGACCACAGCTGCTGAAGACGTTTACGACCAGCGGTTTTACTGGAGCGCATCCAACCCCAAACAGCTGGACGACGTTACTGATGACGATGGCAACGTCACCACTGGTTTGAAAACGCAGTGGAAAGCAAAGCAAGGTGAAATTGCTGCCAGCTTGCTTGCCACCTCTGATTGGCGCGTCATCAAGGCCAAGGAAACCGGAACAACCATTCCATCTGCTTGGAAAACCTATCGCGCTGCTGTGCGTACAGCTTGCAACACGCGCCAAGGTGAGATTGACGCTTGCGCTGATGTTGCAGCGTTGAAAGAGTTGCTGTTTGGCTCAGCACAGATCGAGCAAACCGACGATGATGGCAATGTCGTCATGATCGACAACCCAAATCTCGCTACTGCTTGGCCTGAGAAGATAGCCTGATGCCTGCAAAATCACGCACCGTACTTGGCAAGGAATTTGTCAAAGGCAAACCTAAAAAAAGTCGCCAAGGTCAAAGCTCAAATTCAAAACCGCGACATAATAAAAAAATGTATCGCGGCCAAGGAAGGTGATGGATCGTCACACCCTTGAGAACTGGAAAAAAATAAAAGAGTTAATGGAAAAGCAAGGGCGTACTGACAGCATGTTTTATAAGCGTGCTTGCATGATTCTTGCTGGCAAGCAAGATCCACTCTAGTAGCAGCGGTTTTCTTTTTTCAAATGTTCAAACCTGTTGCCATTGCAAGCATCATTGCGCTAGCTGGTGCCCCTGCGATTGCAGGCCCTTATGCCAACGTGGAAAACAACGCCGGATACCAGGACGGCTATCAAGGGTCAATTACAGACATCCATAT